GGCGGCGGACTCGGCGGCGTACCCGGCGGCGGACTCGGCGGCGAACTTGGCGGACTCGGCGGCGAACTTGGCGTACTTGGCGGCGGACTCGGCGGCGTACTCGGCGGCGAACTTGGCGTACTTGGCGGCGGACTCGGCGGCGGACTTGGCGGCGGACTCGGCGTACTTGGCGGCGCACTTGGCGCACTTGGCGGACTCGGCGGCGGACTCGGCGGCGTACTTGGCGGCGTACTTGGCGGACTCGGCGGCGAACTTGGCGTACCCGGCGGCAGCGAACTTGGCGAACTTGGCCATGTCATTCGCAAATGACACAACCTCATGCAACCGGTGTTTCATGATTTCCCTGTCATTCGTTGCCGTTCCCATGGCGCGCATCACGTAAGGTAAAAGACGCGCACGCTCACTGTCATCGCAATAGTCGTTCACCCATATTGCGATCCTGCGAATGACTGGACACACACACGGGCTTTCATCAGTGATAACGTCCTCGCCGTTCAGATAGGCGATAACGTTCATGAAACAACCTTGCCCAGTGATCCCAGTTTCTGTGTGCGTACCTTTCAGAAGCTTGATCGGTTGAATGTTTGGCATATCCATGATTAGAACCTGTAGGTCATAGTGATAAGGTGAGTTTTCTGGATGAGTCCAGGAAACGGATTCCACGGTGCCACGTCTGGCAGGAAGTGATACGCCAGTGTCCACGGCCCACGTGAAACAGATACCCCAGCCGTCCATGTCAACTGCCACACAGGATGGTGGCTATCGTCCACGATCTTGTTGTTATACGATGCCGGATAGATCGCAGGATCATCCGGGTACACCACGGTTTCATTCCAGAACTGGCGGAAAATATACGCGCCGCCTTCCGCTGAAACCTTGAAGCCATCTACCCACACATAGGGTGCCACGGTCAGCATGAAGCCAATCTCACGCCCGCTACCTGAAAAGTACGCTGGCAATGCTTCGTGAGAGATGACCTGATGCGTAACCGGGTTGTAGTCCGCGTCTGGCACACAACTACAACTAGCCTCAATCTGCGAGTTGTAGAGGAAGTCTGCGTGCCAGTCAATACCGAATCTACCACTGGACCAGATAGGACCGGTCGCACCCAGCATGACGGACGGGGCCGATCTTGTTTCGGTGTGCGGCTCGCCGTACTGCACCCATTGCCCATCCGAATCGCGGGATATGGCCAGGCCCGCTCCTGCTTCGAACTGAAACCAGTCCTGTGCTTTCGCAGCGCAGGACAGAAGAGAGAGCGCACATAACATCAGTACGCCAGATACTCGGGATCGGATGCTTTGTGATGCGCGTGTTCGATTAGCCATGTCGCTAGTTCCTGTTTGAATCCTTCCACCATCTTGACGCCCTCTTCTTCGCTTACATCCTCAGCAGCGCATTCGGAAAGGTAGGTCAGAGCGATAGCAGCGCCTGCATAGAATGCCACTCTGCTGGATTCGATCATATGGCGTGAGATATGGGCACGTGTCTTGTTTGTCGTATCACCAGCAGCACGCACAGCGCTCCGCATAGCCGATTCCCGGTACGTGCTCCACTCTTTTGAAAAGTCAGTCATGTTTTCACCTTAGAAAGGAATATCGTCGTCCATCTCATCGAACCCACCACCTTGCTGGCCACGGTTCACTGGAGCAGATGAGCGAGAACGGGAATCAGACGATCGATCATTGCGATCATCCCGATTGCCATTGCCACGATTGCCACCGCCCCCACGCATCCCAGTAGAGCGCCCTTGATTGCTTCGATTACCTGATGCTTGCCGTCCATTGCCTTCCTCCTTTGGCTGGAGTTTGATCTTCAGATATTCCACGCCGCTATCAGACCTGTTCCACCACCCGTTAGCCCAATATTCCACGCCGTCTACTTCGGCTTTCCCCTGCATATGGGGGTCTTTGTCGCCACGCCGTTTGTCGTTATCAAACAGCGTAACGGTCATGTTGTTGTCATACTGCTGACGACCGCGCGGCATCGTAGCTCTCCAGTTCCTCGCATGCGTCCTGGAGAATCTGGACCATCATGCGATAGTTGTCTGCGAAGATCAGGAGGTTATCCCGATCTTCTCCATCGGGCATTTCAATGGCCTGACGCATCATGTCGCTGGCAGAATTCAGGCCCATTGTGGCTCCTCCTTCATGCAGGAAGTTATGACGCCATAGAGCACGCTGGCGTGGATTAGTTTGATGCACGGTCAGCCTCCAGTTCTTCGATGCGCTTAAGAGCGGCATCGACGTACAGAATCAATCCAAGAATGGCCTGAGTCTGCAATTTAAGGATTGCCTTTGCCTCTTCAATCGTGGCATCAGGGCTTTCGATGAATTCAGACGATCTTTCCAGAGCATTAATCCCGGATGCACGCGTAGTGACGTTCCACGTCTTGAGAATCCCATCAATATCGGCTTTCATTCCCGTGCCTCCAGATTGCTGATGTGCCAGCGCAGATCAGCAATGGTTTGTTTGAGAGCGGCGATTTCCTGCTGGTCGTCGTCCACAACTTTCGTGAGGACAACGATACATTTGGCCGTCTTGTTCAGATGTTCATCGGAATGGTGGAAACCGTCCGAAAACATACTATCCATCACCATTGCCGCTTCTTTCAGGACAGGGAAATCATCCTTAAAGAACTTTTCCCTCGTTTCCGTCTGATACGCCATTTTTACCTCTCCTGGGTGACCGGGGTGGTTCCACTCCGGTCGCAACATAAGACTCATAGAACTCCGTCAGAATGGGGCGAGTCAGAGACCACCATTCCGCATTACGCTCCACCCGTTCCACCCGCTGGCTATCTCCAACCCACTGGACAAAGTAAGCGTAAGGAGCATTCACGCATTCAATCTGCGTCTGTACCTGGTCGTAGTAGTGCGCTGGAATGCCTGTGTACAGGTTACGTGGGCACTTGCATTCGACCGGTATGCAACAGTGTAATTTTCCATCCCATATAAAACCATCAGGGGAAGCACCTAGCCAAGTAATTTCTGGATGAGGTACGAAATAGCCCTTCTCCACAAAAAAACCAGTTTCCACTTCAGCTTGAACCAGAGCATCGTCCTCATGTTCAATACCTCGCCTTGCGTCTTTCCCCGGATCGTGTTCAGGTTCTGTACCCATGCAGACACGCCACGCCCATTTGCGGGAGTGATACGGGTCTGTACGGGTTATTGCGCCGACGATGCTGGCCGTGATGCGGCCATAGCGGTCAAACGTCAGTAGATGGGCGTCACTCATTTTTTCCTACGATACGGAACAGGAGACTAGCCACATCCATGACTAACCTGACCACGCCGTACAGCATCAGAAAACTGACGAAATATTCAATGCCCAGATTCATCGCGTTTATCCTCTTCGTTTTCCTTACCTTTCATCCATGCGCAACAAAGCTGGTAGATCACCACGCCGATGCACAGTACGACAAAAAAGCTTTCCAGATAGCCCCATGTCATAGATCACCTCCATCATGCTCTTTGGCCAGCCTTTTCAGGCCAGCCAGGTACTTGCTACAGGCACGCCGGTCGTCTACAGACATATCCTGTTCCCAGACATGTTGCAGTCGCGCTGTACCCTCTTTCGCTGCGTTCTGGAGCAGCACCAGAGAGCCCGGTTCCTTATCTTCAATACGCTTACCACGTCTTTGTGCGCCAACGACCTCTTCCGCCGTTGCAATGCTTTCTGGATGACCGTAACCGAGAAAGGCCAGCGCGCGGCCAAGCGCAGAAGTTTCGCAGTTTTCAAGTGCGGCGGTACGATTAATTTCACCATCATCCCTCCACTCTTCAGCGAATGCAGAAGCCATGAGGACAAAACGTCCATCCTGGTTGTACCAACCCAGTTCCACACGCATGACCACACGGGTATCGTCAATGAACTGGATGAGTGTGTTCACTGTCCAGTCTGGTTTGTCTGTGCGAAAGCGCGCCAGTCGCGATGCTACGGTTTCGTAATGGCGTTCCTGTCCGCGCTCATTGGTAAGCGTCACTACTTCTGGCATCATCCGACTCCGGTAGGGGAGGTAATGGTGCCCATTTTACACTGTCCAGGTCTGAAACATCGCTTTCCCCTTCAGAACGTGGATGCCCCCACCACCAAAGCTGGCCATGGTCGTCCAGAGCGTAGACGCCACAATTCTGTTTGGCAGTTTCTTCAACTATCTGGAACTGCACGATTCGCCTACGCATTGTCATCTCCCAGCATGTAGCGAGCCATCTGTAGGTAGACGCGTTCCTCGTCGCTAAGCATAAACCTCACCTTTAAGCCCAGCCAGATAATCGATGGAGCAGCCAAAAGCCTGGGCAATCCTGGCTGCTATGACAAGCGTACAGCTTGTCTGTCCTGCCTCTATGTTCTGGATGGTGCGCCACGAAACCTCTGCATGCAGTCCAAGGTCCATCTGTGACCATCCCTTGCGGGCACGCATATGGCGTATGCGGTCCCCCAGCGTAATCATGACAAATCGATTTCCCTGCATGTTCCATCCTTTCTCCAGCCATGCACGACGATGCTGATACCCGCATCCCTGACAAACGGCAGTTCATCACTGTCCGTTATCTTGTGGACCCGCGCACTCGCATTGCTCGCACTCGTCGTCTGCACTGCTACTATCTCGTTCTTGCGCAAACACAAAAGATCGCAGAAACCGAACAGGTCTTGCTTGAACTTGATCCCCCTGAACGAGAGATTTTTTTCGGTTTCGTACACTCGATAACCTCGCATCTGCATCAGGCGAGTTGACAACACCATTGGACTGTCCATTTAGAACTCCCGTTAGACCTTCTTCTGGGAGTGTAACGAATCTCACATCAGGATGATCGCAGCGCTGTTCGCGTCGCATGCGCTCAGCAAATGCAGGCGTGCAGTCCTTGCAGTAGTTGGCCAGATTGGTGGTGCGGGCAGTGACTACGCCCAGCACCTTATGCGATGCAGCAACCCATGCCCGATATTCATCCATTGAATCAAAGCAGCTTGGATAGGTCATGTCAGATCACCAGATAGCTTGCCGGGATAATGTCCATATCCTTTGTGGCGTGGCCGAAACTATCCAGAAAGATGACCTTTACGAAATCACGGTCAGTCTTGTGGATAATTTCAACCACCTTGCACAAGCGTCCTTTGTAACGCCCATCGGATATCTGGTAGGCGCTACCCGCTACAGGACGCCGGGTTCGCTCAGTCATCTTCCTTTCGCTGGGCTTGTAGGCCAGCGATCAGCGCATCGACATCGCGTCGCATCTGCACAGTGCCGCCGCGTTCAAACTGGTTTCGCGCAGCATCAAGTGCTTCCCCTGGGCTCTTGCCATGTGCGTCGATCTTGCTTTCGTACTGGTCGCGCTGTTTGCGCGTTTCCTCCACGCGCCCGATCATATGAACCAGTAGCCCATTCATGACATGTTCGCCTTGATTGTTCATGTCGCCGCCGAACAGCGTACCGAAACCTACGCCCTCCTCTTCGTCCATCCCAGCTACGCCGCAGCAGAACCACAGGTCATCCTGCTGGGGATTATTCTCTTCTACAAACTTGGCCAGCTTGAGAAGGAATTCGCTTGCTTTCGCAGTCATTTAATACACCTCTTGAATTAGTTGAATAACAGCAGCCAGTAAATCAAGTTCATCCATATCAAACTGCTTCAAACTGAGTCTGTCTCCATGCACGCCATGCTGGCCGGTATGGTGTTGCTCGCACAATCCAACAGTAAGAAAGTCGGATGCGCGCTGGGCCTTCCCCTGCCCGTACCGCAGATGATGAATAGCGGTAGAGGCAGGGTATGGCTCAAATCTGATGGACAGACGTAAAGCTTCCAGGCGACACAGGATGCATCCCAATCGCTTTACGCGGTCCAGGTGGATGCGTTCAGGCAGTCCCACCGATCCATCCTGCCACTTTGGCGCGCACCTTTTTCACGATGCCCAGATACGACTCCGAAAGGTGGCCGACTACAAAGCCGCCTGCGGCGACAAGGATGGTTGAAGTTGCGATACCAAACAGCATGACGTTCTCCTAAAGATGACCGCCGTTACCGATCAGGAAACCTCTTCCTTGATGGCATCGACCGTCTGTGCGAGCGGGGCAATCGCATCCGCGATCTTGCGCTCGACAAGCGTGGACAGAGCGGTATCCACAGTGAGTGGGGCTTCGTCCTCGTCCCGGTACAGCAGACCCAGTTGAAGCTCCATGGATTCGGCGGCTTCCTCAAGGGCAGCAGCCGAAATGTTGCGCACCAGTTCCCCAGGAGGGGTGCGCGTCAACTCGCTCAGCTTCGAGCGCTTGACCACTTCCGCGATCAGTGCCGGGATGCGGCCCGCCAGCAGTTCGCCAACCTTGCTCAGGTCCTCGTCCAGGCTGATCGATTCGCCGCCGTAGAGGCGTACCAGCTTTTCGACGGCCTGCGCATCAGGGGGCAGCACTTCGATCACTGCATCCAGACGGCCTGGACGCAGCATGGCTGGGTTGATCCCTTCCATGTTGTTCGAAGTGAGCACGACGATAATGTTACTCGACTTCGTATCGATCCCGTCCACGATGTTCAGCAGATCATCCATTTCCGCCGTGCGCTTGCCATCCGTGGAGCGGTCCACATCCTCGCAGAAAATGACGCAGCCGGGGTCCTGATACTGCTTGGCGAAGGCAATCGCTTCTGCCAGTTCATCAGCGCGCTTGACGTACAGGAACGTCACGCCCTGTTGAACCGCGTACTTGCCCGCGACCTTTGCCGCCATCGTCTTACCAGTACCGAACGTGCCGCCCAGCAGGACGCCGCGCTTGACCGGCAGACCATTGGCTTTCAGGTCGCGGATGCGCCGGATCGGGGTGAACAGATTGGTTTCGACGGCATTAGCCACGACACGCGAGAAAACCAACTGGTTTTCATCGATGTCCAGCACGTTCATGAACTTGGGTTCAGGCATCGGCAACTGCCTGCCGTTGTCGGCCTTGAAGCGCATGGAGATGGCTTTGCCCTGATAGATCGAGTTGTGTTTCAGATACACAGACAGGTCCTCGAACAGCTTGCGGATTTCTCCTTCGTACATGCGCTTGACTTGCGCTTCCATCATGAACACCACACGGCCATCCTTGCGTGCCATGCTGGTGCTGATGAAGCCGCGCACATTGGGGATGCTGAAACGGCCCCAGGCAACGGTAACGGTCTTGTCGTAATCGACATCGATGGTGCGCATCTCCGGAGGATTGTCGCCAAAGAACCCGGGCGTGGGAACTGCCTGCGCCCAGCCGTATTTTTCTGCCAGTACCGCGCTCAGTGCGACCGCGCCATCCCACGGGAAAACGTCGTAGGTGCGCGAAATATCTACGTCCTCTTCCTCGTAGGCCATGCGCCGCTCAATCAGGTCTTTGGCCTGCTGGAGACTGATGCCTTCCGGTACGATCAGCTTTTCGCCCTTCTTTTCAATCTGGGCGACGATGACGGCTTCTGGCACCACCATGTTTGCTAGGGATTGACCCATGTTCCTGACTCCTTGGTTTATATATCCTCGAAAATGACTCCACGCGCGGCCCCGAACTCGTAGATGCTTTCCACAAGATCAGACTTCTGGGCAGAACTCATGCGAGAGGTACGACGGTCCAGCACGACGAAAGATTTTCCGTCAAGACTGGGCACCACCCTTTGACCGTACATGGTTGCAGCGAATAGCCGCTTCCAGTCCTCTTCGCTCAAGCGCTCCCCTGCCCATTTGACCTGCTTTTGCACGGCCCGGATAGCGCAGTGCATCCGGGCTGACAACTCATCTGAGGCGCGCGGTGGAGTAAGAGTGAGTGTACTTGGGATTTTTACACTGTCAATCAATTTTTTAGCCAAGTAACGATCTTCTTCGCGGCGAAGCTCCATCCTGATGGCATCTTCGGATGCGCCTTTTTCGTTTTCAGATGTCATAGTAGGAACCTGTTCCTGCATTGAAGCGCAAATAGGTGGAACCTTTCTTTCCAAGGTGTTTGAAGCGGCACTTACCCACCTCAATCTCCGTTTCGTCCTCATCGCGACGATGGACGATGATGCCCATATCCGCCTTGTTGTACCAGGCGGCAGAGCCGTTGATATCGTAGAGCGTAGGTCTGGCCTGCTTGCCATCCTTGGTGCGCTGGGGCTTCTGGGGATGCGCCACAATCCAGCCATGTACCTGCATATCCCGCACCCACTGGCGAAAGCACATCAGTTCGTGATTGGTCCACTGGGTTTCGTTCTGGCCAGCCAGAGGTGAATGGTCCAGTTCGTTCCAGGGATCGATGATGATCCCTACCTTGTATCCCTTCTCATGCCAGTCAGCAATCTGCTGGTTGCAGGCTTCCATCAGTCCGAAAATGTTTGGAAACGATGCGTCACGATCCCATTGCAGGATTTTGATGCGATTGGAGATGACGTTAACAGCCCGTAAAAGCTCGTCTGGGAGGATGCGATTGTTGTAGCCTGCCCTGAATGGGCGACGCCACAGCTTCTCCACCAGCAGCGCCATATGCAGCGCCACGGGCTGATTTTCGGGGGAGTAGACCAGGAAGCGCCATGTCTTTTCCTCCCGTATCAGGTTCAGCATCAGGTTATCAATCCATGTGCTTTTCCCATGACTGGGAACGCCTGTTACGACTGTCCAGAAACCCTCCTGTACAGTGTAAAATTCATCCAGTGAATGCCATCCGGTTGATTCACCTGGGGCCAGTCCCCCATCGTAGAGTGCTTGTAGTTCCTGGGTTAGATCAGACGCTTCGATGATTTTGAGCATGGCAAATTTTCCTCTGGCGGGTTTGACACACAGTGTAACATCGTGTACTATGAAGGCGTGGGATGTTTCTGGAGAGACGCAGCCCACAGGTGGCCGAGACATCCTTAAAAACTTGGCGCGTCTAGTCCAATAGGACATAGGTTTGCGAGATAACCGTGCGGGCCTGGAGCCGATACTGTGCCAGCGTAAGGTACACGACACGTCCCAGCATGACCCGGTAGCGGGTCATCTGTGTGGGCACTGAAACGCGGTACTTCCCCAGTGACGCGCAATCAGACTTGCCAGCCTGCAAGTGCCCACACAGATGACTGCTTGGCAAATCTTTCCCCATTGCAACGATGGGGATTTTTTTGTGCTAGAGTGTGATCTGCGATCCCTCTAGTGCCAGACCCCACAGGTCTGGGCATCAGCCCCCGAAAGGGGGAAGCAATTGAGGGATTGCGATGCTCAGTCTTGTGGGGTTTTTCATGTCCAGCACAAATATGTTCCTCCTCTACATGGCGTACAAGCTTGCGTGCGCCAGAGTCAATCAGCCAGTCAGGCTGTCATTCGAAGAATTCAGAAAACGATACGCACCCGGATTTCGGATAGTTGCTGCGTAGCGGTCCCTTTACTGGGACCGTCCCCCAGACCAAAGCAATGCGGCCTAAGCGTACCGGCTGACGAGAAAAGCGCTACATGCCCAGGGTGCAACTCCCAGTGACGTGCATGGCGCTGGCTTCATCGGTAAAGCGTGGGGGA